TACTGTCCAATTAGTATATGTCTTTCCGCCACCACCAAGTTCAAGTGGTTTATTATAGAAAGCAATTGCTTGGGTAGCAAGATGTTGATTGGTTTGGGCAATAGCATCTTGGGTTGATGTTTCCATGTTTGCATTAAACATATTCAATCCAAGTACTACAGCGACCGAAACTACTACCAACCCGAGTACAATAAGGAGGAGTTGTTGTTGTCCCATATTGATTTTTCCTTTTTATTAAATTAGAAATGATTAATTAAATCCTGATTAGTTGATGTTATGTGCTTCACCAATCAATCAGAACCTTGTGAGAAGTTTTTTTCTCACAACGGCAAATTACAATTTTTTTTCGACGATTCAAAGTCTGGACAAAAGATTTTTCGGTTCTGCAAAAACCATTTTTTTCTTCATTTTTAAAGTTACTAAGAAAAAATCAAAAAGTCAAGCGTGGACTGAAAATAGTTTGGCGATGTTATTAAATTTGATATATTTATTTAAAAAGTTGGAAAATCGAAGGATTTAAAATAAATCTTTTGACCAAGCGTGCCGGAATTGATGTTTGAGAAAAACTTGGATATTTATGAGCGAAGCGAGACACCAAGCAGGCCCCGCTGGAAGTTGGAATTAATTAATATTAATATATTAATAGGATATGAAAATTTCAGAGAAATTTTCATTTTATAATACAGGACTGAAAATATATTTTTACTCCAGCGTTCAAAAGTTACATTAATTGAATTTCCGCCTATATTTATGCCCATAAGCAATTTCACTCAGAATTTTGAAAGGAAGCGCAATATGCAAAAAATAAAAATTAGTACGGAACATGTTAAAATCCTTTTGGATAAAATAAAATATACATTTGATAACCGAAGTATGAATGTCAAGGTACAAACAAGAGATGGTTTTGAAGATGGACCTTACTTTACAGTGAAAAAACAACAGGAAATGGAAAAACATTATTAATTGAAGGAAAACTAAAATGGATTTAAATACATTATCGGAAAAAGAATTATCTGAGGATTTAGATAGGCTTTTTGGTTGTAGCGATACCACTGAAAAGACAAAAGAAGCGGAAAGACTAATGGAGATAAAACAAAGTGGAAAAAGCAAATATAATTATATTTCCAAAATAGTTGAACAGGAATTGAAATATTCAGACAAATTTGAAATTGTCGAGAAAGGTCGCAAAAGGATTAAAAAAATAGCAAAAACTACAATTACCGAAGATTATTTCTAAAAATTAAAAGAGGATATATGAAACAATTAACATACCGAGACAGATTTTCAGATACGGTTGCAGAGGATATCAATAAGGACTATCCAGGACAAGCAATTGTTAAAGATGGTAAATGCTATATTACAAATGAATATTGGATAATGTGTAAAAATTACGTCCTCGAAAAATGTAATATACCAGATATTTCAAGGGAAAGATATGTCAAAAAAACCAAAAATTAAATTTAAAAAAGACATCCACAAACTTATTGAAGTAGGAAATAAAGTTTTTCTTGAAGAAGCAGGATTTCTAAGGGATAGCAATCCACATAACAGAATCCATAAGGATTACTGTGATATGGCATGGATGCCACAGAAACATATTTTAAAAAAGATGAGAGAAGCAATGGATAAAGTTGAAGAAAATAATTAATTTCCTATATTTATACCATGTAATACCTGATTTCTTGCCATTTTGGGTATTCTCTTAAAGTAAGGTTAAATGTTAGAGGTCGTGTTTACTTCATTCACGACCTTTTTTTTTGTAATTTTTAATTTTTCTGGATACTTATATATATAAATATATAGGAGACATTATGATAAAAGAAATGGAAATTATCAGGAAAAAAGACAGGAAAATAATTGTCAATTTCACTCTAAATAAAAGTACCATTGAAAACTTCAGAGAACTGAAAAAAGAATATGGACTTTCAATGTCGGAAGTTACAAATATTTTATTAAAGGAATATATAAAATATAAAAAGCTCGCCAAACACAATGTTAATATAAAAAAGGTTATTGCAAATACAGAAGGTATTTTAAACAATTCTCAAAATAATACACAAAACTAATATTCCTTATATTTATTAAAAAACAAGGAAAATGAATCAGGAGATAGAAATGCCAATAAATCCAAACAGAAACGAGACTTGGAATATGAACCATGCAAAAATAGAAGAAATATTTTGGAAATTATATGCGGACACAGGAGAAGTTCCAAAAATAAAAGAACTCGTAAAAGACACAGGTTTGAGTCCAAAAACTGTGTACGAACATTATTATGAAATGGATGTTTCGGAAATTACTGAAAAATATAAAGTCCATTTAGACCGTGCTATGGCTGCACTCGCAAAAAAATGTGAAGATGGTGATATTTATGCAATCCAGCTTTTGGCGAAACTTACCGGATGGGTTGAGAAGAAAAAGACTGAATTGGATATCAAACAGAAAACATTAAAGGTCGAATTTACAGAATAATGGAAATTTTAAAAGCCTATAAAGATTTTATGGTTGATAAAAACCGTCTTATTTTATTGATGGGCGGCGCCGGAAGCGGTAAATCACATACGACCGCACAAAAATTATTATTGAAAATCATAAATGAAAAGGGGCAGAAATTTTTAATCGTCAGGAAAGTGCAAAAAACACTCAAAAATAGCGTTTATGACCTTTTTATGTCGATAATTGAATCCGAAGGGATTATGACCGAATTCACAACCTATACGAGTCCTATGGAAATCACATATAATTTTAATGGGAATAAATTAATATTTACCGGCTTAGATGACCCAGAAAAAATAAAATCTTTCGTTGACCTAACAGGCATATGGATTGAGGAAAGTACTGAAATTAATGAAAAAGACTTTCGCCAGTTAAACCTTCGTATGAGAGGCGAGAGTATATATCAGAAAAATTTGACCATGACTTTTAATCCTGTGGATATCAACGGCTGGATTTACAAAAAGTTTTTTTCAAATGAAAAAACTTACGAGGCAAGCATTTATAAAACGACTTACCGGGATAATAAGTTTTTGGATGAAGATTATATAAAAACTTTAGAGGATTTAAAAACTGCAAGTGCAATTGATTGGAAAATTTATGGACTTGCTGAATGGGGCGCAATAACTGAAAATCAAGTTTTTACAAATTGGGAAGTTTATGACAAAGACAGGCATAAAGATATTGTTATGGATTACACAAAACATGAAAAATTGCTTTGTGGAATTGATTGGGGTTCGACACATGCATCGGTTTGTTTACTAATTACTTTGGAAAAAAATAATCTATTAATCTTTGATGAAACTTATATTAAAGGTAGTAAAACTACAAATATGGATTTTTTCAAATTAATTGGAAATAAAAAATATCCAAATAGTGTTTTTTATTTAGCTGATAGTGCTGAACCTCGTTCAATTAATGAATTAAGACGTTCCGGTAAAAAAGTGATTGCCGTTAAAAAAGGAAGAGATTCCGTGAAACATGCTTTGGATTTTCTAAAAAGATACAGAATTATCGTGCATCCAAGTTGTGAAAATACAATAAAAGAATTAACCAGTTTTTCTTATATGTACGATGAAAGAACTGATAGTATTTATAATATTCCAGAAACAAATCAACAGGATGACTGTATTGCAACACTTAGATACTGTGTTGATAGATTATGGAGAGTTCCAAATAAAATTAAAGCATGTGCAAGTTTATACTAACAATAATTGCTAATAGCAACTATTAATAGGAGCAAATAAAATGATATATGAGAACCAGTATTACAAAGATATAATCGAAGCTGTCGGAAATGCTCAAAGCATGACCAAAATAATTACTGATATTATTGAAGCCAATGGAACCAGAGATAATGAAATGATTGCACTTTGGGACAGATATTCAGGAAATGTTGCAATAAAAAACAGGACATTTACAGATACCACGAAACCAAATAATAAATTGGTGAATGATTATCGTGGAGTATTAATCCAGCAAATTGTTGGTTATCTTTTTGGAAATCCTGTGAAATATCAGCTGGACCCTGTTGTATATGCCGACAAATATATTGAATACGATTTAGCCTTGCAAACCTTCTTAAAACGAAACAATTATGAAGAACTTGACGCCTCAATGGAAAATTATTTAGCAGTATGCGGTAAGAGTTTCCGTCTCTGTTTTTATGCAGATATTTTTGACGCCACAGCAGCCGCAGATGAAAAAATTGAATTGATAATGAAAAATATCCGTCCATGGGAAGCAACAATTATCCGGAATCCGGTTACAGATGAAATTGACTATGGAATGATATATTATGATTTTGATGTCGTGGATGAGAAAGGAAAAGTGACCACACTCAAACGGATTGAATGGTATGACAAAATAAACGTATATTATTACATCCAAGACGACAAAGATTATGTGGAAGATTATTTAGTTGAAAATGCAGTCCAAGTTCATCAATTTAATTATGTTCCTTTAGTTGAGTTTGCAAATAATGCTTTATATAAAGGCGATTTTGAAAAAATCGAATCCTTGATTGATGCTATGGATATTGCGTTATCCGATTCGGTAAACGATTTGGAAAATTTCAGCAATGCGTACCTGGCGTTTTTCGGCGTCGAACCGGATTCCGATATGCTTAAAAGTGCGAAGTCGTCAGGAGCATTTTACGTCCCGAGAAATTCCGGTGAAGATTCTGCTAATGACGTGAAATTTATTACAAAAGATATTAATCCAGATTATTTTAAAGAATTAGTAAATATCCTAAATGACAGAATCTGGAAATTTGCAGCCGGTGTAGATATGAGCGACGAGAGTTTTTCCGGAGCCGCACAAACAGGAGTTTCCAGACGTTATAAGCTGTTTGGACTTGAAATTAAAGCAAGAGAGAAGGAAAGATTATATGTGAAATCCTTGAGAGATTTATTTAAAGTTCTAACAAGTTTCTGGATAAGCGTGAAAAATATACAAATAAATTATGAGGATATAAAATATATCTTTACGAGATACATTCCAACAGACCTTTCAGTACAGGAACTTGTAATGTTGAGAGGAGTGCTTTCAGATGAAGCAATTTTATCAACTTTGCCTTCAGATGTCGTTCCGAATGTACAAGTTGAAATGGCGAGAGTTGTAGCTCAAAATGCAGCCGCTGGAAGCAATATTAGTTTAGATAATATCGGAACAGCAGAAGTTTCAGAACCAACAACAACAGAACCAGTAATCCCAGAGGTACCAACTGATGCCGTCTAATACCGAAAAATTATTTAAGGAATTAGCAAAATTAACAAATCAGACAAATATTCGGTATAATAAAAGGTTGCTGAAAAGTTATAAAGTTGCTTTGGCACAAATACGTGACGATATTACTCAACTTTACGCAAAATTCGGAAATAGTACAACATTTGCTTCTGCCGCAAATCGGTTAGCGAATTTAGAAAAAAATGTTGCATCCGCAATAATTGATTTGACTGGAGACAACATAAAAACAATCCGAAGTGCAACTGCCGCAACATATGATTTAAATTACAAAGGAACAAATAAAATTTTCGGAGAATTTGGAATTTTAAATCAAAGAGCTGTTGCCGCTTCTGTTGTAAATCCTTATAGATGGGAAGGCGCACTTGACAGATATAATTCACAGGATTTAGCAAAGATTAGGAATATCACTACATCAGCATTAATTACTGGAGAAGGATTAAATTCCACACTAAAAAAAGTTACGGACGTTACAAATATCTCATCCAGAAACGCTATGCGAATTTTACGGACAGAAATCCATAGAAATGAAAATGCCGCAAAATTAGCAAGTATTGATGCAAATATAGATTATGCAAAAGAATTAGGAATTGAATTTAGAAAAACTTGGATTTCAGTCATAGATGACAGAACCAGAGACAGTCATATTACAATGAATAGACAACAAGCAAATCCTATTAGTGGATTTTTTACATTTCCGAATGGTGGAACAGCTTCAGCTCCCGGAAATAGTGGAATACCAGAGGAAGATATAAATTGCAGGTGTACAGTTATTTTAGATGTTCCAGAAGATGTAGAAAGAGAATATATGACAGCGGATGAAACAATCCGAAGAAAACAAGCTATTGATGACGTTGCTTCTGGTAAAAGACCACGACCTGTATTAGGAAGTCCTGGACAAACAGCTCCAATAGCAGAACAAACAGGCCTAACACGTGGACAACAAGCGGAAGCTGATATTGCCGCTGGTAGAAAACAACGACCGGTATTGGGAAGTCCGAGTGCAAAAGCTCCTACAACAGAAATACCACAAAGTGGAGTTGATAGAGGATTATTATCCAGAGAATTTTCTGCCGCAGAATTAGACGCTCCATTTACAAAGGAACAATATAAATTGATGCAAGGTCAAATGATGAGAGACCATGGCGTGCCAGTTTTTGCAGATAATGGTCTCACATTGAGACGAATGAAATATATGAATCAGGGATTAGATGAGGCATTTACTGAATTGAAAAATACTTCAAAAGTATTTACTAATGAATATAACAAGACCATAACTCAAATATCACTTAAGAAATCAGAATATCTTCATATCGGCGGACAAGATGCAAGTTCACGTGCAATCGGCTCATTTAATTCTTCAATAGGACCAAAAGGATTTAAAGAAATCGAATTTGCATCAAATTATAAATTTCCTGTTACCGATAAATTGACATTAGGAGGAGGAACTGTTGATACATCAATAAAAGGTGTCATAAGACATGAATATGGTCATTATGCTTATCAAACTAATATGCAGATATCAAAATTTTCCCACCAACCATATGGATGGTTAAAAAATAGTGCTGGAGAGACATTTGAAGATGTGCTGAAAAACTCTGGTATTAGTAGAGCAGGAATTAAAACTGAAATTAGTGGATATGCAAGTACAAGCCTTAACGAGACATTTGCAGAATCATTTTCAGCAATTACGCACCCACAATATTTTTCGTATAAAAAAAGACTTCCATTAAGCATTGAAAAATGGCTTATTGATGTATTTCAAATTATAAAACCAATATAAGGAATCATTATGTTAATACCATGTAAGTGTTATTTGAGAAAATGCAAGCATTTTATAGGAATTGAACAACCAGATGGAACAGAAATGTCTGAAAGGTATGTTTGTGAAGCATTTCCAGATGCAATTCCTGAAGAAATTGCATATGATGATAATTTGCATCAAACGCCAATTCCTGGTCAAGAAAATGAAATAGTATTTGAAAAAGCAGAAAAATAAATTTTCCATATATTTATATAAAAATAGTTACAATTCATTAACAATTTAAACTATTCGGCGTGAACGGATAGGCTAAGGAGTAAAAACATGTCAGAAACAATAGAAACCCCAGAAATAGAAACACCAGAAACAAAAACACCAGAAATTACTTTGGACATTATAAAAGAATTTTTGCAAAAAGATGAAGTTGCAAAAAAATGGGTTCAATCCGAATCAGATGCCAGAGTACAACAAGCACTTACAACTTACAAGGAAAAAACACTTCCAAAATTAGTGGATGAAAAAGTAGAATCTGAGTATCAAAAGAAGCATCCTGACGAAAGTCCTGAAACAAAGGCTTTACGGGAATTACGTCAAGAAATTGAAAAAACTAAATTGGAAGTAAAAAAAGAGCGTCTAACAAATTTTGCTCTGAAAATCGGCACGGAAAAGAAACTTCCTACAGATTTAGTTGCACAATTGATTGGAGAAGATGAGGATTCAACAAAACAAAAAATTGTAGATTTTGAAAAGGCGTTCAATGATGCTGTTAGGAAAGCAAAAGAAGAACAGTTAGTAGGAACTGGAAAGAAAACCCCAATTCCTGGAGATGGTCCAGCAATTGGCTTAACGGCTGCAAAAATTATAGCTATGACACCAGAAGAAAGAAAAAAATATGATAAAAGCGTTTTGGAAAATATCATGAAGCAACATTACGCAGGAATCACGTAAAAATAATTATTTTTTATACTTATTGGTAATATTAGGACGAATAGGCAAGCACTATTTGGACAAAAAGTTAAAATCTAATAATACTTCAGGCATGTACTGTAAGGATTAACAATAAAAGAAAAATATTAATTCACAAAAAACAGGAGACATAATATGTCCGTATCATTAGATAAAAGCATTTGGTCCTCGTTTATCTTGGAATCAATTGTAGCAAACAGTCCGTTCCTTACGGTAGCAAATAAGGATTTTCAGGGAGAAGCGTTACTCGGCAAAAGAGTAATAATTAATTCCTTGGATGACTTCACTTCGTCAGCATATGTCATAGGAACTGATATGACAATGACAGCACAAACTTACACTTCACAATCATTGGAAATCGACCAGTATAGGTACGTTTTCCGTTCAATAGACCAGTTATACCAACGTCAATATGATGTCGATTTTATGACAAAAGTAATGACAAAAGCGTCAGATGTGTTCGGTCAAGCCGCAGACACATACCTTGCAGGTTTATATACAGCAGTTTCAGGTTCAGCAACTGACTTATCAGCAGGTGGTTCAGGATGGACAATCGGAACAAATGGTGAAACAGCCGCATCCTCAAGTGCTTACAACGCAATTGTGAAATTAAATACGATTTTAGATGAAAATAACACTCCTCAAGCAGGTCGTTGGTGCATAATTCCAGCTTGGTTCAAGGAAAAATTAATCTTGGATTCAAGATTTGGCGCACATGTTGAGTATTTGAAAAACGGTCAGATACAAGGTGCAACAGTTAATGGAACCACGATTTATTACTCTAACAATGTATCAGCAGGATACTATCCGTTAGCAGGTGGTGCAGATTCTCTTGCATTTGCCGCAGGATTAACAACTTTACAAATTCTACAACCAGAAAAACAGGTTGCAGATGCAATTAAAGCTCTTTATGTTTATGGTGGTAAAGTAATTAAACCTACTAAATTAGCAACATTGTTAGCAATCGAATATTCATAATCAGTAATTATTGCGTACTAACAACTATTGTTAGTACGCAAGTTTTTCGATACTGATTAGACGCTCTCCAGAGAGTCCTACCAGTATTGGATTTAAATCAAAAAGGAAAACGATATGGCAGTAGGAATATTAATTACCGCAGATGAAGTCAAGGAATTGAATAGTATTAGTGGAAGCACAGATTATGACTACCAAATTACAGCCATGATTCCAATTGTAACTGATTTTATTTACAATTATTGCAATTTTGATGATACTACTTATACCTACGATACCTATGACTGGACCGAAGTAGGATTGAAACTTCCCGCCGCACAATTAATTTTGTGGCAGATAAAACAACCTGACCATAATATAAAACAAGAAAAAGTTGGAAATTATGCTGTTAGTTTTGGGGAGACGATACCTAAAGCAATTTTGAATGGATTAAATCCTTATAGAAAAATGAGGTATTATTAATGAGTTTAGGCGCATATTTAACGCAACATATTGTCTTAATGAGACCTTCAGGTTCAAATATAAGTGGGTCATGGGAAGAAACATATACAACTTCCAGTGCTTTTTATGGAATTATTGAAACTTTAGAAGTTGGTGGATGGGAAAGATATGATGCTGATAAAAAAGAAGGATATTACAGATATAGACTTTATTGTCCAGTAACGACAATTCAGGATACGGATATTGTACAGGTAGATGGTATCGAGTATGAAGTGGATTATGTTTCACAGTGGGACCAAATTGGTAACCACCCTCACACAGAAGTTACTCTAATTTTAAGGAAATAAAATGCCAGAAAAAAATGAATTGATTCAAGTAAATTTAACGAAAGTACATTTGACAATAGCAATAATTGTTTTGGTATTCAGTCTATTGACGCCGATTATAGCAGGATTTGTTACTATTAACAGAAATTCAGAGGATATTGGACGACACGATGCAAGGATAATAATACTTGAAAAAGATAAAACTGAGAACCATGATTTATTATTGGAACTGAAATTCAACTTGAAAAACCATATGGAATCAGCAGGCGAAAGATATATTGATATGGTGGAGAAAAAATAATGCCAAAGAATAAATGGTATGGTAAAAAAGTCTTAAAAGATGTAAAAACTGATATTCAGAAAAAATTAGAATTAATCGGGCAATACGTTGAAGGACAAGCTATAAAAGAAATTTCAGCAGGACCAAATCAAGCTGTGGATACGGGAAGATTGAAAAATTCCTTGACACATGAGCTTGGAAGTTCAAAAAATGAAGATTATGTAAGAATTGGAACAAATGTTGAATATGGACCTTATGTTGAGTTAGGAACTTGGAAAATGGGTCCGAGACCGTTTTTAAGAACTGCATTAAATAAGTCGAAAGCAATTATAATGAAAATATTGGGAAGTTAATTATGTACGGGGAATTAAGAGGAAAAATTTATGATGCTGTGGTTGGTGCAACTGGATTGAATAACAGATTGTATTATTCACAGGCTCCACAAAATCCAGGATTGACGCCTTATTGCGTATTTTATTTTTTGAATCAATTAACTGAGAGAGTGGATACTTATTCACATCAAGAGTTATTTTGGATTCAATTTAATGTTTTTTCAGAAGAAAAAACAACTGCAAAAACGATGGAGACAGTAGCACAAAATATTATAGATAAAATGGATTTATTAAAAAATAGTTTAACAGTCAACGGATACAGTTTTATTGACTTGAAAAAAGATTTTGTGCTTCCGGCGCAAAAAATAGAGGGATTCTGGAGGTTGTCTATCCAGTATTCTGTTTTATTACAAAAAACCAATTAAGGAGTAAAAAGACATGAGTAAAGCAATTTTTTCAACAACCGGCTCGTATTTTAAACAAAGTAGCACCACTTATTATCTAACAGGGTTAGAATTCGGTGAGACGTACGACCAGATAGAAACCACTGATACCTCGACAACCGGCGACGGAAAAGAGTATTTAGGTGGAAGAGCAGAAAGAACCTTTAAAGCAGATTTGATTATGGAAGTAGCTTCCGCATCACTTACATTAAATAGTTCTTTAGCAACGACTTGTTCCTTTGAAGGAAGGATGTATACAGGACTTGCAACTGTTTTAGGACAAACGGTCCAAGGTTCACTTGATGATGCAGTAAAAGTATCCTACGACGGAAAATGGAATGGAGCTGTTACTGTAACTCCAGCAACATAAGGAGTTAATATGAACCTAAATGTTAAAACGATAAAACTTTTCAATGAAAAGGAATTTTTGATTTCCGAGAGAACCGCAGGAGATGTGCTTACATTTTCAAAGTTTTCTGATAATTTAGATAATAGTGGACAAAATTCAATTTATAGAGCAGCCATAATGATTGAGGATGCTTTAAAAATTAATATCAAGAATTTGAAATGGTATCAAATAATAAAACTAATCTATTACAAAAGAATTTTAGATAAGAAATACCTAATCAATAATTTGACTTCACTTCAAGTTTCTGAATTAACAAAAGAAATCCTTATTTTAGAAGGATTTAAATTTGATGAAAAAAAAAGTTCCAATAAAAAAAAAGTAGAATGAGCGTTAATGTCCAATATGGATTAATTGCTCATTTTTTCAATTTAAAATGGGATGAAATTGATTTTTTACCGATTACTCAATTCCAAAATATGTTAAGCCAAGCAATAAATATTGCCTCATTATATGCTGGTGGTAAATTTGAAACAGAAACAACTGAGGACAAGGAAAATGCTTTAAGGAAAGAAATTCAAGCAGCCAAAGAGTTCCAAGAAGCAATAAAAGGAAAATAATATGGCAACGAAATTAGAAGAACTATATGTTGAAGTCCGAGCGAGAACTGATAAATTAGACAAGGATTTACAGGAGATAAAAGCTAAAACTCAAAAAACAGCTACTGCCGCTTCAAAATCACTTAATATAAAAGGCGCCATTGCAAGTCTCGGTATCGGGTTAGTTATCAAAAAATTGTTTGAATTAGGTGTTGCCGCAAAAGATGCCGCAAGAGATGCAGAAGAAACCAGAACAAAATTTGAGCAAGTTTTTATATCTATTAAAGAGGAAGCAATTGACGCTGGAGACGCTTTCGCTAAATCTTTTGGATTAGCAACAGATACTGCTCAAAGATTGCTTGGTAACACAGGTGACTTACTTGTTGGATTCGGATTTACAGAAAAAGCCGCATTAGACCTCACATTGCAAGTTAATAGCTTGGCACAAGATTTAGCGTCATTCCAGAACGTAAGTGGTGCAGATGCTTCACTTGCCTTGACAAAAGCAATGTTAGGTGAAACAGAATCCGCAAAAAGACTTGGTATTGCAATAAAATCGGATGATAAAATATTTGTTCAAAATGTGGAACGAACTATGTTAATGACTGGAGCAACATATACACAGGCAAAAGCATTGGAAGTTTTAAAAGTTGCACAAACCCAATCAGCAAAAGCAGTTGGTGACTTTTCTCGTACACAAGACGGATTAGCAAACCAAGAAAGAATTGCAACAGAGCAAGCCAGAGAGCTTTCAGTTCAAATTGGACAGAAATTAATTCCGATTTTCGCAAGTGCTACGTCAGTAGCAATTGATTTTTTCCGTTCCTTAACGGAAACTGATTTAGAAACAACCATCAGACAATTAGAGGAATTAGGCGCAAAAGCTGAAGATTTGAAAGTTTTGAAAGATTTAAATGTTCAAGTTAAGTTGGAAACAAATAGAGTTGAAGTCCTTGAAGATTTAGAAGATATCCGAAAAAATGTACAACAAAATTCCATAATTAGATGGCTTGTACCTTCATCACAACCTGATATAGTACAATTTATTGCAAATAGTAAAAAAGAAATGGATGGATTGCGTTCCGCAGTCATACGAGCAACAGATTCAACTACTCCGTTATCTTCCAGAATGTCAGAACTTGAAGCATTAATTACAGAAGTTGTATCCAGAGCAAAGGCCGTAGGAATTGAAATAGAAAGAAGTGGACCAACAGAC